CCAACATACGAAGGCACAACGGAGTTAGAGCCTAAAGAATGGTTAAAACAACATAACAAAAATAGAGAATACGAAGGTAATGAGCCAGAGCATTTAGAAGAATTTGATTTTGAAGAAGTAGAGGTAGATATTGCGATATGAGTAAGAATAATGACAGTTAAAGAACTAATAGAAAAACTAAAAGAGCATGATCTAGATAAACTTATCGTGTTTTATCGTTGTAATGATAATTATGATGATGTTTACACTAAAGATAGTAGTTTAATAGAACATGATTTTTTAGGAACTTATGAAAATAGTGGGCAAGTAGAAATTCATATTAGCGAAGGTGAGGCTCTATAATGAAACTTAAAGAGGTAGATATTGCGATATGAGTAAGACAATAACTAAAAAACAATTAGAAGAATTAGTTGATATAGTGGCAATAGCTACGTCAAAAGGGTATGTTGAAAGACAATATGGAAATCCAAAAGGATTTATAGAAATGGCAATAGAAGGATTTGCAAAAAGACATTGTCAAAATTTTGATATAAATAAATGGGAGAAGGCTAAATTTACTAAGCGACGGGCGTATGAAAAGTAATAATCCATTACCCGATTCCAGATTAGATTCGGTGTTTGATATTATAGCTGGTTTACGAAGGCAGATGTTAAGCACCGAAGATCCAGCAGGACAGCAAAAGCTCTGGGAAGTAATAAAACATTACCAAAACAAGATCCGAGCTGGTGAGATATACATACCTAAATTTTAATGCCGTGCACAAGCACAAGAAAGGAAGAATAATGAATGAGGCAGATAAATTAGATTTATTTTATGAATTGGTGCATAACGATTCAAAATTTAAATGGATAAAAGAAACTTATTATAAGAAAATTGAAAATGATAAGGACAGTGCTTTCATATTTATAATCGGTCAATTTAATGTTTGGAAGGAAAGCAAGTAATGGATAAAATATTATTAAATAAAATTTTTAGTTGGTTAGATAGTAATATAAATAAAGATAACTATGTAGATAACAAAGAAATACAAGAGGCATTAGCCGTAGATAGTTCTGAGTTAAAAGAAAAGATAGAACTATATTTAGACGGGTTAGACGAATTTTAAATTTTAGATAAAACTTTTCTAATACTAGGCTCAAGTGCATCTTTGTAGGGCTGTTTGACCACGAACAAGGGCTCTACCTCTGTGTAATTCACGGCAAGCTCACGCACAAGCGAACCCGACCACAAGCATATTTCTCTTGTTTCTGGAATCTTAGCCATAACAAAATTGTCTTGACACAATGAAAATCTTTTCACGTTCCAAGATATTTGGAACGGTGAAAGTAATAATTGATGACCTTTCGCTATCTTCAGCTCACACCAAAAAGAAATATTCTTAGGCTCATGCATGCACACGCCCAAAAGATCGGGAAGTCCTGGTGTTCCGTATGTTTCAATTCTAGTCCAATATATATTGGGAGTTATTTCTTTAATATTCTTCCAAAAATTTGATTCCCTTCCTCGATTTACGGAAGGGGTTTGTTTTTTCTTTTTTCTGTCTTTTGATAAGTGTATCTCTCTTTTCGACAATGCGAACCTCATCTCCTTCGACAAGACAGAGTCGGACTCCGAGTTCTTTTTGTTTCGGTTTGAGTTTGCTCCCTGTTCCACCGATCGACTTACCATTTACAATTCTACTTCCATTAGAAGTCTTAACATCAAAAAAGTGAGATCTGCCGTTTTTTGGATTAACAACGACAATATCAATTGGGCCTTGTTCACATATGTTAGTAAATACGTAATAACCTTCTTCAAGAAATTTGTTGATCGCCTTGTTCTGACTGATCGTCGCTTTGTACTGTCTTGGGTTCATTATTATCCATATCCAATTCAGTAGGGGTTTGATCAATGATAACATTCTTTCTCATCTTGTCTAACAATTCAGTGACCTCTTCCAAAGACAAATTATCAATGCTTTTATCCTTAACCTTTTCTTTCTTATCATAAAATCCAGCAGCTTTACCTCGACTGATCTCCGCCATAATTGCAGTTTTCAAATCTGGTTTCATGTCAAACTGAGCAACATCATCAACACTAGGGTTTTCTGCTCTTAGTCCCAGTTCATGTAATCTTCTCATGTGAGTAGCAGGAGAAATCTTATACTTATTCCAAAGGTCTTCTTGTAAAGCTCTAATATATTCATGAACTTTAGGGTATAGCTTTGGGTTTTGTAGCTGAGAAGCCTTTGCTCTTGATGACTTTTCTGGATAGCCTGCTTTAATTGCACATTCTCTAGCAGTCATTCTATTCTCCTGAGCAACAATATGCTCAGCAAATGTAGCTTGCTTGGGTGTTAGTTGATCTCGTAGATCAGCGAGTTCCTTGTTTAGAACCACAGGATCGCCAGGGTTTCTATATCTCATATTAAATCCTTTATAAGATCATTTCTTACAAATTATAGTAAAAAAGTAAACATAATTCGTTTCTTTGCCTCCTCAATAGGTTTAGAGAGAATAACTTGTTCTCTGAGAGAATGATTGAGAGAATGATTAAATTGTAATAACATATTGAATATACTATATAAATTGGTTAGAGAGAACAGAGAGAATGAATTTTGAATAATTTTTTATTTTTTTTTTTATTTTGTGTAAATGGTTCTCTTATAGTAATCTATTCTCTCATGGTCAGTGGTCAGTGGTTCGGCCTCCTTTCCCGAATAATACTTTCCTCCTTTCTTACTAACATTAGCCATTGACCATGAACCAATAATAATATAGTTTATCCCATAGAAATGGATTTAACAGTTAGGATCGAACCTCGAAGTGATAAGAGCTTTTCTAAGACCTTTATAGGAGATAAAGAAAAGATTTTACCATATATTAGGCGCTACATTCAAGAACATGAGCACCTAGAAATAGAAGTTGTATCTAACGAAGAAGATCCCGATATAACTTTTGAGGAGTTATTTATAAACGACGTAGTAAATTTGAAAGTAGTAGAATGAAGAAAGATAATGTAATAGAGTTTAAGAAACCGACGAAAAGAAAAAAGCCGGTTCTTGATAAAGAAGGTAAGTCGTTTGTCGCAAGACTACCTTACCCAATAACGATACACACAATAGTGGATATCGTAGAGCGTATGGGCGTTGAGTATGAAGGCACAGTATTGCCTGGCTTAAAGTTCATGCAAAGAAAAATAACTAAACTAGAAATGGAGAAAGACGATGAATAAATTAGAAGGCACTAGGTCTTATATAGAGAACTTACTACGAGAAGTACAATTAGATGATGTTTATCTTGGTAAAAATAAAGGTTCTATTTATTGGGTGGCAGGTGCAGAAACTTGGTGTTATCTGTGCGGTGATACGACAGAATGGGGACAGGCGGATGATTTACTAGCAGACATAGATGATGGCATCATACTTGACTACTACAATGATGATAAAGAAGAAATTGACGAGCATATAGAATACGAGAACAGTAAGGAGAGACTCAATGCATAAAGTAATAATCATGATGCAGTTATGCCTACCGAATGACGGGGAGGTAGAATGTATCTTTTCAAAACATGATGTTGAAGATCATCAAACATGTGAAAAACAAATAGAACAATTAGAGTATGAATTCTCAGACATGGCTGAGTTATTTAATATTAAATGTGAGGAAGTAAAAGTATGAAATACATATATGATCACATCATAAAATATTTGGTGGAGAGAGATAAATGGAATAAAATTCCTCTTTACACACCACTATCAAAGGAGAAACAGGATGAAGAAAAGAAACTTGGAAGCTAATCAAGGGGATCGAAAAGGATCTTTAAGACATCAAATGGAAATGGGCCGTAAAAGACAAGCTAGAAAATTAGCTGAGAAACTTATGGGCAAAAATTACTTTACCAATATGCAAGAAGTCATGCTCAGAGCAGCGATAGAAATGAGGGAAAATAAAAATGTATAAATATTTAGATATACCGGGTTGGTTTAATATGCACGACGCATATACAAACATAGTTAAATACGTAGAGGACGGGCAAGATATAGTTGAGATTGGTTGTTTCGCAGGGAGATCAACAAGATTTTTATGCGATGCCTTAGAACTAACTGGCAAACATAATGTCAAAGTTCATGTCATTGATACCTTTGAAGGCTCGGGTATGGAACATGCTGATGTTAATTTAAACAGCATGTATGATGATTTTATGAGAAATCTACAAGATCATATAGACTCTGGCATGGTTCAGGTTAATGTCAATAAATCCGATAATCAAAATATCCTTGATTCTTTTGAGGATAATTCTGTAGCTGCTGTGATTGTAGATGGCGCTCACACCTTAGAAGTAGTCGAAGATGATGTCACAAATTGGTGGCCTAAGGTAATCGAGGGTGGCATTCTGGTCGGTGATGATGTACGATTAGACTCTGTGCGACAGGGCGCTTTTAAGGCTTTTGAAAAACATGGAATTAAAGATTTGTCGATTATTATGGGGAACGAAGGTTGGTTTGCAAAGATAAAGCACCCGAACGGGACCGAATTAGAGGGACAATTAAAGTTGGTCCCGGGTCTAAACTCTATGAAGTTAAATGGCTAGACGCTTATGAAATGGAATCGGGGTGGCACAGTATCGAGGATGCACTTAAGATCACGCCCCCCGAGGTCTGTTCTGTTGGCTATGTTCTTAAAGAAACAGAAGAATACATCCTGTTGGCAGCCGATATTGGCTCCGATAAAATGGATAATGACGTTGGTCGGGTGCAAGTGATCCCTGGTCAGTGGATCGTGGACAAAAAAGAAGTCAAGTAATTTATTTAAATTTTACTATAGATATTGACTTGTAAACTTTGATATACTAGAAGTTCTCATGAAAAAATATGAATTAGACCACAAGGCGTTGAAGCCATTTGAGCTCAGAAATCTCCTGATCGCTTCACTACAAAATAAAATATCGAAAGTAAAATCTAATCCAACTGAGGTCGAAAAGCCTTCGGCTCCACAATAAAAGCCTTATCTAGCATAGAATCTACTTGAGTCATCATATTATCCCAATCCTCTTCTAGATAGCCATTCACTACCCCATCGGAAAAAGTCACCAAGACTTTACCTACTGTATCTTTTAATACCGGGTCGTACACTTGATGTCGTTGGACAGCAAGTACGATTTTTGTTTTTATATCGTTCAACATAGCGTTGTCCTTTGTAAAAGCGGGAGATCGAAACAGGGTAAACACTCCCGCTCTTATAGGTATTTATATATGTTTTGTGGATAAATTAATAGGGAAAAGTCAAGCGTCTTTTTCAACAACTTTAATTGTTCGACGTTCAATCTCTGATTTTACTTGTTTTTCAAGGTTTTTTAACTCTTCGACTGACAGTTCTTTCAATAAATTTTTGTCCATTTTTTCTCCTTTTTTGAGCCAGGAGGGGGGATAAGGTCCTCCTGACTGGTCATGCGAGAGCTAATACAGATCTCATCCATCTGCTTGGGAGGTAGACTTCAGAGATGATTACTGATTCTCGCTATCAGTAATCAAGAGGAGAGATGACACTTTAGAAGATTGCGGAGATCACCCCTCCTCCTTATTACTGAGCTTTCCTGTGTTCTTTTTTCCACTCTTTATCAACGAGTTGAGCAACAACACCTGAAATTTTTCTATCTTTCCCTGCTAAATTCTTCAACTTAGCGTGTGTTTCCAATCGCACTATGATTGATTTATATTTAGTCGTATCTGTCATTATTCGTCTCCTTTAACGTAGTCCTCAAGAATACTTAAAAATTCTTCTAAATCTTTTTTTATTAAATAAAAGTGAAGATCTTTATGCTCGTCCTTAATGCTATTGAACCCCTTCAACTCCTGTGCTTGATCCATCGCTATGACGGCTTCTTCTATTTTAGTATACAACTCTTCTAATTCTGTTTGCTTTTCTAAAGCATATGCTCCTGTTCTACTCATTGTCTTTCCTTTCTATTCTATAAAGTATTTAGCTTTGTTCCTGTTTCTAAAGTTATATATAATAATATAGGATGTTTTCTATATTAGTCAAGTCTCTCTGCAGAAAATTTTACAGCTTCCTCTAAAGTATCTGTGGGTAAGCCACAATCCATATACCCTTTTATAATCGTTTCTAAGTAGCTCTCATAGGGAGGATAAACCAAATCTTTATCAACCATGCTGTAAAACATTATCTTTTGAGGTGTAAACTTATTCATGTCGTCATACCATCTATTCACATATTTTTTAGTGTAAAGATTAGGATACCCCTCGTATCTGTCTAATGATCTTTCACATTCTTCTGTTATGGCAAACAACGCACCATTTACAGAACTTCCCTTAGATTGTTGCACATCTGCAACATTTCTAAAAACAAGTTCATACTCAGGTAGTGTATGAGTGCCTATGTATTTTGATTTAGGACACCTAAACTTCATGTGCTCGTGATTCATGTTAGAACCATAAGCAAAGTAATAACTTACTTTTTTTTCTTTTTGCTTTCTATTAGCCATTCTTTTAACTTTTCTCCTAATGATTGTGAGGCCAAGTCGATTTTGTTTCGCAAACTATTCACGATATTCTCATCAACTGTTTTCTCACAAATAATATCAATGTATGTCACATTGTTTTTTTGACCGATTCTGTGTGCTCGATCCTCTGATTGTATTCTTTTTTCTAAATCATAATTATTAGAATAATATACAACAGTGTGAGCAGCGGTTAGCGTTAGTCCGTAGCCACCGGTCTGTTGATTAGCTACAAAAAAACGAACAGGACTTTTTGGATCCTGAAATTTTTTTACAGTTTCTTGTCTATCTTTATCTTTGGTATCTCCAAAATAAGTCACGACACTATCTTCGCCAAACTTCTTTTGTAAGTTCTGTTCAATATCAAAAATAGAATAACGATAGTTTGCCCAGATAATTACCTTACCTTCTGTTTCTTCAAGAACACTTAGTAGCTCGTCCATGCGATTATTTTTTAGTGGAACGGGTTCCGATTGTCCGTCGTCCGTGGGCAGATAACCACAAGTAATCTGATGTAATCGAAGCAACATGGTCATTGTATTATTAACCGACAAAGTATTATCTTCTAACTGTGTGATCGCAAAGGTTGCGAGATCATTATAAACTTTTTCTTGTTCTTTACTGAGTTCAATGTATCGAGGTGAATAAATTTTAGCAGGTAAATCCAAACAATCTTCTTTTAAGACACGATAAGAAAACTGACCAAGTCGATACGATAGTTCATCTAAGTTTCTAAAACCAACAATATGTGGAAAAGAATGAGTTGATGTGTGACGTTTAACTTCTATCGCATAGCGAGCTTTATAGGCGTAATATGAACTGAACCCCAAAAGATCTTCATCTAGAAACTGACATTGTGAATAGAGATCTAGCGGGTTCTTTGTCACTGGAGAACCTGTCAGTATTCTTCGATACTTAGCTCGACGAGAAGCTCTTACTAAATTTTTAGTTCGACTAGCTGAAATAGTTTTGATCGTGGTGCTTTCATCTACGGCCAGTAAACTATTCGTTGAGTTTAAATAGCTAGCTAAAAATTCTGCAGCAGGCTTACTAGATAGAGCCTCTATGTTCATCAAGAAAATATCTAGACCTTGAAAATTTTTAGATAACTCATCAATATTTTTTTTATCTTCTTTAGTGCGAGAGCTCGGCGCTACCCAAGTCGTGACTCTAGTTTCAATGTGATCAGGTAAGTGTGCAGGGATTTCTAATCTCTCCCAGTTTCGATACACCCCTTTCGGTGCTACGACAACAGCAGCGTTGATCTTGCCTTGGTCATAGAGCATGGCAATATTATCAATTAATACTTTTGATTTACCTGTCCCCATTTCCATGAAGTAGGCATAATTAGTTTTATCCCAACTACAGCCCAATGCTTGTAATTGATGATTAAACGGCTTCGTCTTAAAATTCGGATACATGTTTTTAAACTTTCTAAGTTCTTTATATAGGATAACTTATATGTCTGTCAAGAGTTTCTTACTACAAAAAGTTGTAAGATATATTCCAGGCTCTTTTATTTTTTCGTAGGCCTGCGTTGCAGCTAGTCGACATTCTTCTAAAGAATCAAATCTGTGGGGAGGAATATCTTCAACACAAGTGCTTCCTAAGGGGATGAAAGGATCGTTAATACAAAGCCAAATCATCATTACATATTTCATACTTGAAATCCTATAGTAAATAACTTAATACTTGTAGTATAAACGAAAGAAAGAATATGAATAAAATATATGTGACTACAAATACAAAACTAGCTACTGGCGGATATCGAGATATTTCTGACTGTGAAAGATTTGGCATGCCGATCATCATGTTTGAAAATCCCAAGCAAATTCAAGTTAATTCATCTAGATTTATCTTTTCAGTAGAAAATAAATTAAAAGATTTTACTTCAAAAGATTATTTATTATTGATGGGAGATCCCGTTTTAATTGGGATTGTTTGCACGGTTGCAGCAAAAATTACCAATAATAATTTTAAGGTATTGAAATGGGATAGAGAAAGTGCTATATATATTCCCATAACAATAGAAATATAATAGGAGAATAAAAATGGGTCTATTAGATAAAGCTTTTGAGCAGTCTAAAATAAATAGTTTAGACAGTTCAGATGTAAAAGATCTTGGTGAAGCTTGTAATGAATTAGATAATATTCGACAAGCAAAAGCTGATAAAGCTGCCGAGATAAAAAAATTAGAGGAGAGAGAATTTCAATTAGAAAATGAAATCATTCCCTCTATGATTGAAAGTGCCGGTGTTAAATCTTTAACACTAATGGACGGTGCAAAAGTTTCCGTCAAAGATCAACTACGTGCAAATATCACAATGGAAAATGAAGACTACTGTTTCAACAGACTAAAAGAAATGGGTCTTGATGACGTGATTAAAAATAATGTGGTGTTGACCTTTGGTCGTGGACAAGATTCCGATGCTACGAATTTGATGAACGAGCTACAAGACAGAGGTCTGTATCCGAGCAACAAAAAAGCAGTGGCATGGAATACACTCTCCAAGCTAGTAGAGGAACAGATTGTTAAGGGTTCGATGACATCTGTTGATCAAGAAAAGTTTGGGGTTTACACTTTTAAAAAAGTGAAGATCGAACGAAAAAAATAATAAAGGAAAAATAAAAATGGCAAATGCAAAAGCAAATGGTGCTGTCACCACAAAGGCAGAAACCTTACCTGCAATGAACATGGAAAGTCTTGAAAAGTTCGCAGGTACAGGACTCGATTCCATCACTACTGATGATATCGCAACACCAAGATTAAAAGTCTTGGCGCAAATGTCTCCAGAGTTAGAAGAAATTGACGGTGCAAAAGCCGGCATGATTCTTAATTCTGTGAGCAAAAAAGTCTACTCAGGACAAGAAGGTATTAATGTTGTTGTCTGTGGGTATGACAAAGTATGGTTAGAATGGCAAGACAGAGGTAAAGGTTCTTCTGCCCCTGTCAATATCTTTTCTCCAAAAGATAAGCCGTCTAATGCAGTACGTGGAGATGACGGAAAGTTCCGTCTTGAGAGTGGGAACTACCTAGAGGAGTGCGCAAACTTTTATGTGCTTCTCTTAAATGGCGGTGTAGCACCAGAGCCTGCGATCATATCAATGAAAGCGACACAACTAAAAGCTGCAAGAAGTTGGGCTTATAGTTTAAAGAATGAGTTTATTCAGAACCCTAAGTCTGGAAAACTTTTTTTAGCTCCTAGTTGGTATCGTATTTACAACTTAACTACTATTAAGCAATCTAACGATAAAGGTACTTGGTATGGTTGGGTGGTCAACAAAGAGGAGTTCCTCAACGACGAGGGTACTTTTGATATGGCTGCAGGATTCAACGAATCAGTCAGAGGCGGTAAAGTCACACCGAAATATGACGACGAAGTTGAATCTTCAAACTCTGAAGATACTCCGTTTTAATGGAACAAAGGGTCTCTAAATTTAAAGAGATCTTTCTAGGGTTGGAGCGTGCATATGGTACGTTCCAGCCTAAAGAAAGTCTCCGAGAAGATAACAAAGCAGAAGGCGAAACTTGGATTCGCAAGAAGCCTTTAGAAGATTCTCTATGGCAGGATCATCTTGAGGGTGCTTGGCCTAGCCTTGGTGTCTTCCCTATTAACGACGAGGATAAATGTCGTTGGGGGTGCATTGATGTTGATGAATACCCTCTTGATCATGTTAGTATTGCTAAAAAATTAGCAGAAAAAAAATTACCTTTTATAGTCACTAAATCAAAAAGTGGTGGCGCTCACATATTTTTGTTCTTCAAAGAGTATGTGTCAGCAGGAATTGTTCACAATAAATTAAAAGAGTTGGCTGCTTTCATGGGCCTTGGGCATTGTGAAGTTTTTCCTAAACAAGAAAAATTATTACGAGAAGGCAACCCTAGTGAGTGGGAAGTGGGTAGCTTTCTTAATATGCCTTATCACAACGGACTGGAACATACAGAGAGGTATGCATTTAGTAATGAGGGAAATATTTTAAGTCTTGATGAGTTTCTTACAGATGTGGATACAAAATCAATTTCTGGAGAAGAACTAAAAAAATTATCTTTGAAGAAAGAAAACTCAGAGTTTGCAGACGCACCCTATTGTATCGAAGCATATTTAACAGAAAATAAAACTGTTCAACAAGGCAGCCGAGATAATTTTTTATTTCAGTATGCTGTGTTTGCAAAGAAAAAATTTGGTGAGAACTACGAAGAAGAGGTTCATAAGTTTCATCACAAATACTTTGACGATCCTCTACGTCCAAAAGAAATAGAAAAGATAATTAAACAAGCAGATAAAAAAGATTGGGGATACAAGTGTAAAGATCAACCGATGTGTTCTTTTTGTAATAAATCAAAATGTCGTATCAGAAAGTATGGAGTCGGAGATAACAATGTAATCACTGATATTGGTAATGTAATTCAGTACGGCGATAATGAAGATACAATTTATCATGTCACTTTAAATCAAGAAAAAACAATCGTTTGCACTGTGGAAGAATTATACGATCAACATAAGTTTAGAAAAAAATGTCTGGTTAAGTTAGGGTCAATGCCATCAATGATGAAGCGGGAAGATTGGGATTACTACATCACTGATATTGTATCTAAGTCTATCAAAGTTCAATCAGAGTTTGAGATGACACCTGAGGGAGAGTTTAGAAATATTTTGACGAGATATATTTCTAATCAAGCTAATGCTATGGACATTGATGATATTCTTAATGGTCAGTGTTTCGTGGATGATGAAGAAAAGAAAGTTTATTTTAGATTAGATCAGCTTCAAGAATACATGAGAAACAGAAGATATGTGGCTCTAACTTCAAATCAAATGGGTATCTTTTTAAGAAATTTAGGTGGAGACTATTCTAAAAGAAAACTTAATGGTAAGCAGGCTCAATTAGTTTGGTGGGTTCCTCAAGATAAGTTCGCAACAAAACAAGAAGTTGAAACAGAAAAAGAAAAACAAGAAGAGGTCATACCATTTTAAATAATGTATGTAAGATAATTGGCCCGCCAGGCACAGGGAAGACAACAACACTGTTGCGATTGGTTGAAGAGCAGTTGTCCGAGGGCCGTGAGCCAGACAGAATCGGATACTTTTCTTTTACAAAGAAAGCTACAACAGAGGCGATTGATCGTGCTTGCGAAAAATTTAAACTACCTCGTAAAGATTTAAAATGGTTTAGAACATTACATAGTTTAGCTTATCAGTGGTTAGGCTGCACACACACAGATATTATTCAACGACATGACTTTAAAGATTTTTACAAAGAGTATGGCATAGATATTTCTAAGTCTATTAAAACAGATGATGTTGTATTCGGCGGAGAAGATGAGGGTCTTAATTTATTAGATCTTTACCGTGTTAAAAATACAAGCTTGGAAGAAGAATTTAGAAAGCATGGTCATGTCAAAGGGGGGCTACAAAGACTACAACGGATAGATAAAGCTTATCGAATGTTTAAAAAATCAAGAGGAGTAAAAGACTATACCGATTTAATTACCGAGTTTAATAAAATAGGACAGTGTCCTCGACTTGATATTGTCATTATAGATGAGGTTCAGGATCTCAAACCAAATGAGTGGGAGATGATTATGATTATGCTTCGGCAGGCACATGCATCGTACTTAGCAGGAGATGACGATCAAGCAATTTATTCTTGGAGCGGAGCTGACGTTTCAAAGTTGATTGACTTAGACTGTCATTTGCAAGTTTTAAATCAATCCTATAGAATACCAAAAACAATATTCGCAAAGTCAAATAATCTTGTGTCTAAAATAAAAAAGAGAATTCAAAAAGAATGGGAGCCTCGAGTAGAAGAAGGTAAAGTTCGCAACACTAATTTTGAGAGCATAGATCTAAACACTGGTCAGTGGTTAATTTTGGGTAGGACTAATTATTATATTGATGAGGTGGGTAAAGAGTTAAAGAACAAAGGATTTTTATTTGAGAAAAATAATTACTTATCTATCAGTATTGATGTAGCCACGGCTTATCGTTCTTGGATTGCTTTACAAAATAAAAAAGAGATATCTTATTCTCATGTTAAAACTATGTATCAGTTTTTACCTGTAGGAAAGGATGGGGTATCGAGAGGGAAAAAAGGTTTACCTGGAGCAAATTTAGATGATCTTTATTCTTATGAAACATTATCAAAAGAATGGGGGCTAAATACTCCCATTGAAATTTCATGGGAGTTGGCTCTTACTAGAATACCAGAATCTGATAGAAATTATATTAGGCACATATTAAAAAGTGGTCATCAGTTAGATGAGAAAGCAAATATAAAGCTTTCGACTATTCATGGTGCTAAAGGTGGGGAAAGTCAAAATGTTATTTTATTTTCAGACATCTCCAAAAGAATCAGTGATAACATGTGGATTAATAGAGATGATGAAAGAAGAGTTTTTTATGTGGGCATGACTCGTGCCAAAGAAAATTTATATATTGTCCCCTCTACTTCCCCCTATGAATTTGAAGAGGTGCTAAGATGATATTTGAACAGCAAATGGATCTGTTAAAAAAAGAAAATAAACCAGAATGGACAAGACCTAGTTTTCCTGATGTCACAGGAATACAACAAGTAGCAATAGATTTAGAAACTCACGACCCTGAAATTAAAACTCTTGGTGGTGGATGGGCAACAAATAAAGGTTTTGTTGTGGGTGTCGCCGTATCCTTTGAAGGATTTGACGGATACTTTCCAGTAAGACATGAGCGAGGAGGAAATTTTTCTGAGGACGAAGTAAAAAGGTGGTTAAAAAAATTATTTAAACAAGATCCCATAGTGATATGTCACAACGCTGTTTACGATTTAGGTTGGCTTAGACGTTGGGGTGTCGAATGTAATGTCACTAAGGTCTATGACACACTGATTGCTGCACCACTCGTTGATGAGAATAGATTTAGTTATAGCTTAGATAATTTATCTAAAGATTATTTAGGAGAACGAAAGCAAGGAAATATTTTAGAGGAGTTTGGTAAAGAGCATGGATTTAAAGCTATCGAGCAAATGCATTGGGTTCCTGTAGAATATGCTGGAGTTTATGCAGAACAAGACACAAGGCTGACTTTAAAACTTTGGGAGTTTTTACGGGTTGAAATACAAAAGCAAGGATTAACTGATGTTTTTAATTTAGAAACAGATTTACTCCGACTGCTTTTAGAGATGCGTTGGAAAGGTGTTCGTGTTGATTTGGAGGAGGCAGAGAAAACTAAAAAGTTTTTTAAGTCGGAAGAAGAAAAAATTTATAACAAAATAAAAAAGGAAACCGGTATCAAGATTGATGCTTCAGATATATATACAGCAGCTTCACTACAAAAAATTTTTGATAAACTTGGCGAGAAGTATGAATACACAGAAAAAAACAAGCAAGCTAAAATTAGTAATACAGCCATGAAAGAAAGTGAGAATCCTTTGATTCAATCTCTTTCAGTGGCTAGAGAATATAATAAAGCTCACACCACTTTTATTGATTCAATTTTAAAGCATCAAGTTGATGGCAGAATTCATGCAGAAATTAATCAGTTAAAAGGTGAGTATGGTGGCACGGTCAGTGGTCGGTTGTCCATGAATAATCCTAACTTACAACAGGTCCCCGCTAGAAATGAAGCGATTGGCCCTAAAATCCGATCTTTATTTTTACCGGAAGAGGAGCACAAGTGGGCGTCTTTGGATTATTCTCAACAGGAGCCTAGACTCCTCGTACATTATGCTAAAAAACACGGTTTAGAGGGCGCTGAGACCCTAATTAAGTTCTTTCATGAAGGAAAGGACTTTCATCAAGTAACCGCAGATATGGCTCAAATATCAAGGAAAGAAGCCAAGACTATAGGATTAGGCTTAATGTATGGCATGGGTATAGCTAAATTAGCAGCCTCACTAGATATCAGTTCTGATGAGGCCAAAGCATTGAAGAAAAAATACAATGATAATGTTCACTTTTTAAACAACATTATTGTTAGAGCTACAAGATACACCGAACAAAACGGATATATCAATACACTGCTCGGAAGACGATGTCGTTTTAATCTTTGGGAAAGTAAAGACTTTCATGACAAGAGAATGATGTCTCACGAAAACGCTAAGAAAACTTGGCAGTGGAATGAAATGAAAAGAGCAGGTACCTATCGTGCATTGAATAGGTTAATACAAGGTTCAGCAGCAGATCAAACCAAAAAAGCCATGGTGGATCTCTGGAAAAATGTAGGGGTTGTTCCTATGATTCAAATACATGACGAACTCAACATCTCGATAACCAATGAGACCCAGGTGAAAGAGATTAAAGAAATAATGGAGTCTGCTGTTGAACTACATGTTCCCGTCAAATGCGACGCAGAGGTAGGAAATAATTGGGGAGAAATTAAATGAGAATATCTTATGACAACGGTAAATTAAATTTATCATTAACTAATGAAGAAGTAGATTATATTAGTAGCAATAAAGGTAGAGCTGTGCCAATGGACATTAGTTGGTTGAAAGTTTTACATGAGGACATATCCAAATGTGTCATGGCTCATTGGTCAAGAGTTGAGGTGTGGGATGCATTGGAGTCACATCAGAGGACTGTAAAAAACATGACTAAAAATAAAAAATAACATTATATTCTCCATGAAATAACAAGGAGATGAATAATGTTTAACTTAACTAATAAAGCAAAGAATCACTTCTTAAACTTTTTTAAGAGTGACGATGACAGAGAAGAAGAATTAATAGACTTTTTAAAAGCAGAATATAAAAAAGATTGGAAAGCAGCGTACGCTTGGTACTTAGAAGAAGGTACACTACCTAACTATATTAGAAGAACTCTTTAAGTATTTGCTACAATTTCAGCTAGGGATTCACAGCGCTTCGGTGTTTGTGAATGCCATCTGGAATCTTTCATTTCAGCCGCCGCAGTTTCCCACTGCTTGACTCTCATCGCTTTCCACATTTTTTTAAACTTAGATACTCCAGTAGTTCCAAGTTGAAATACCATTTCTAAAATAACTTCGCCTACGTGTTGCGGTAGTTCATGTCCGATGTTATCTTGTATCAACATATCTGCTCCGGCTGCAGCTCTGTTTAAATCCATTTCAAATATTTCCATGATTTCATCCATGGGTATTTCTACTCCCTCTGCAAACCTTTCAAGTTCGTGGTCTTGCACGAGGTGGCCTATACCCACAGTTTTTTTGCCCAGTGTGTCAAGATAAACGGATGTCCTCAGGCCTTCATGATCCTGTACCCGTGCCTTCAATGCGTCTGTAATTTTTATCATTAGAAACCTCCTATGCCCCAA